GAATTACAAATTTTGTAATTAAGTGTGACGAAGAACTTAATACTACAGATGTTATTTCCAGAAATGAACTAAGAGCAAGAATTGGTATTGTGCCAACTTATGCTATAGAATTCATATTCATTGAATTTAACTTAGTTAGAGAATTAGCATGATAATTAATTTTAAACAATAAATTTTAGGAGGCAATATGGCAACTACGATTACGAACATGGGTATAGGAAAATTAGGAGATGTTGCATTTAAAAGAAAGTATCGTTGGATTTTTGCTGTTGAAAAAATAGGCGGACCCGGAAGCACTATCAATATATCTGGATCATTTGTTAAAAGTGGCAACAGACCACAAGTTGACATTGATGAAACAGAAATCAACTTCCTTAATGGTAAAACATGGATTCCCGGTAAAGCTACTTTTAATGAAATTAGCTTTACTTACTATGATGTTGCCGTTAAAGATGATCCAACAGTAGGAAATTTGCTAAAGTGGGTAAATAGAGTTTATAACTTCACATCTGATCCGGGTTCAAAGGTTGCAACTTCGAGTCCACAAATTTCTGCTACTCAAAGAAGTTATGCAACTAGAGCAGATGGTAGCGGATACGCTGGAACAGGTAGATTAACTTTGCTTGATGGTTGCGGCTACGCTCTTGAACAGTGGGAACTTATTAACTGCTGGCCAAAGAGTATCAACTTTGGCGACTTAGATTACTCTTCATCTGATGAGTGTAATATTGAGTTAAGCTTGAGATACAGTTATGCTAAGTATTATAATTATTGTGCAACATCTACGCCAGAAGAATGTAACGTCGGTGTCTGTGATGCAGCTGGCGCTGGTTTCGGCGGTTGATTTTCACATATTGGGTTTAAAATATGGCTAATATGGGTATCGGTTTTGCCTCTCAAGTTTTATTTAAGAGGCAAAACCGTTTTATCATGTACATACCCGGAATTACTCATACGTTAACGGGTCAAAGAGCTATTAGTAAAGCTTTGGTAGAAGAAAAATCTGCCAGACCTAATATTTCTTTTAAAGAGGTTGAAGTTCCTCACTTAATAGAAACAATATATTTTGCTGGTAGACCTGATTGGAAGCCTTTAAAAGTAACTTTATATGATGTTGCTAATGGTAATCCTGCATGGGATTGGATAAGATCACTTTATGGTGTCTATCATATTGAAGATTTTAATACAGGTGGAAGAAGTTCTTCAAATTCTAATATTTCTGTTCAATATAAAGGCAGTCTTAACGCAACAAGTTTAGCTGGTGGTTCTCTTGATGAAAGCCAGACGTTCAAAAGAACGATCCAAATATTCATGCTTGATGGATGTGGTAATGCGATAGAAGCATGGACATACATGCATGCTTTCCCCACTGACGTTGAATTTGGGGAAACAGACATGACCGGAAATGATGTAATGAAAGTCAATCTTACTTTGCGTTATGATAGAGCCTATTGGGAGAGTTGTAGTGATGAGATGAACGCACTTGTTCAATCTTATATGTTTCCTTAGTCTTCTGCATCTAGAGATGCATACTCATCGGGTTCGAGGAACTGATCTACTTCTAAAACTTTTCTACATTCTACTAAAAAAGTTTCGAGTTCTTTAGTTTTCATGTTTAAGATTCTACAAGCGCCCGATTTATTGAGGCGACCTTTTTTTGTATAAACTAAGTTTTCGTTTGAAAGTAATAAACCAATTTTTTCTTTTAGATAGCTGCTTTCAAGAATTTGGAGCAATTCGGTATTTTCTATGCCTTCTAAGAATCTGTTCTTCATCGACATTCTCCAAAAACAAAATATCCAACACTAATTGAGTAAGTGCTTTGGTATAAAAAATGAATTTATTAAATTCTTCTGCTTGGCATTTCTCTATTCATTTTTGCTGTATAGTATTCTTGGTATCTTTTCTTAAGTTCGTCGAAGTTTTTATTTGAACGATAAATTTGTCTTAGGTGATGTATTAGGCAAGTTGTCAGGAAGTTAAAAGCTTTGCTTCCTCTGGTTGGATCGAATCGTTCTATTTTAGAGAAGCAGATAAATACACCTTCTTGCACTGCGTCATCGTAATCAATTTTCTGAAAATTTCTAAATCTAACAATATTTTCTGACAGTGTAAAAAATTCTTTTGCTAAATTATCTTGACTTTGTTTGAGCATTTTTTCATTTTCTATAATTTTATTTTCATCTAGACTGACAGTGGGATTGCCTTCTGTATTATTTTTATTAAATTCTATATCTTCTTTTAAAAGTTCGTATTTTTTCTTTAGCTTCTTTGCTTTTTGAAACTCTATTATATTTGTTTCAAGATATTTGTTATCAAGATAGTGATTACTCATATTTAAAATATAGTCCGCATGCTTAAAAAAATGAAAATTAATTGTGCTATAATTATTGATTCGATTGAAGAAAAGCAAAAAAGTATTTTAAAATTCCAGCAAATAGAAAATATTAATTTTTTTACTTTTGACAAAAATTTAAAATCAATAAATTTAATTAATAGTAGAAGAAACATTAATACTGAATTGTCTATGTTTTTTGATCAAAAAGTTTTTTTGTACTTTATCCAGATGAAGACATAGAGTTATGGGATGATGAAGAATCTTTTGGAAGTCATTACAATCTTATTATAGATGATTGGATAATTAAGTCTAGAAGAACGAATACGAAAGAAGAAAAAGTTTCAAAAATATTTATTAGGTCAAATTACAAAAATGTTATTAAATATGATGATTTGTGGAATAATTTGTGGCAAGATGGTGGAAATTTTATTAATAGGTTAGAAGAATATTTATTTATTGTTGGTATAAATGAAGAAAATTTATTTCTTGTTTACAGATACATTTTTGAAAAATTAAAGAAAAAAATGTATGATGATACATTAAAGAATTTGTTTCCGAGTGTATTGAATAATTATCCAAATTTTGTTGAATTATTGTGTCTTTGGGGCGACTTCTTATATGAATCTAATCGTATTGAAGAAGCGAGATTGTTCTACGCCAAGGCTCTGAAGTCAGCTTCAGAGCGTAGCATTTACGATAAGATGCCAATGATTCCCAGAATGCACAAAAGTCATCCTGAGAAAATGTTGGCAAATATTGAAGAGTTGATCAAAAAATATGATCAAGTTCATTGATGATTACAGTTACTTGATCTTCAAATCTTGACATAGAGATTTGCTTACGTCCAGCAGGAAGCTTTTTCATTTCCTTTTCTAGATCGCCAATTGAACAACTAACAACACGCCAGTTGTTCTTTGCTAGCTGTTCTGCTTCTTCCTCTTGAGACATTACAGTCTTGCCGGGGAAGTATTCAAGAATTTGATCTTTAGCTTCTTTAATAATCTTCTTGTAAAGTGGGACGTTACAAGAACAGCTAGGATTATTAATAAACTTTTGCACTTCTGGATTCAATGACTCTGGTAGCTTACTACGAAAGGTTTCATCTTTCATAGCGGTCTTGATATCAAGAAGGCTTATAAAGTTCTTTGTTTGCTCGCTCATTGTTTTTAATCCTCAAAGTGAAGCCACAATGCTTACATCTATAAATAGATGGTTGAATTTTAAATTCTTCCCTATCATCTTCGGTTTTTTTGATAATGTTTTGCAAAGTAGATCGTTTAACTTCCACCAATTCTTTGATGGAAGTTTCTGTATATTTTGTTCCACAATTTTCACAAATAGAAAACATAATTAGTCCGAAATCATGCTGTTTGCTTCTAGGTAAGTTTGGAAGAATGCGAAGAATGTTGCCAAGAAGCTAGTGGCACAACCTCCTAGAAAAATATAATGTAATTTATCTAGATTCCATCCGCAAAAGACATACATGAGTGTCGTGGTAAACATTCCACACCAGAATCCAGAGCATTGGTAGCAGTTGAGCATTTTCATAAAAAATGTTGGAAGATATGGTTTGATTCTATCTTTAACAGACTTTGAAATATCTGATTCAACAACAATGTTGGTCATTCCGATTGATCCGAAAAGCCAAAGTGTCAACTCAAGCATTTTGATTCCCCGTGTTTATGAGTACAGAAACTTCTTCACCTTTACGATAAACGTGAAAATCCATTACATTATTAAAAAGAGGTAATTGAAATTCAAAATTTTCAATATTACCTTTAATATTCCTGTATGCGTTTAAATCTGGCTTCATGATATTAACTTCCATTTTGAATATGGAAGATATTTTTTCAACGTCTTCTTTTGTTACGCTGTTTAAAAAATCTACGACAGATCTTATTCCAAGACTTTTAAGGTGAGAAACTTTTTGTGCCATTGCCCAAG